GCTCAACGTAGGTGCTTCAACCATAAGCATTTGGAAGGGAGATGGCAGCAAGGCCTCAGAAAAATTTGCAAAAGCGATGGAAAGGGGCCGGGCCAAGGGAGTAGAAAAGCGGTTGAAAGTGATCGAGAAGGCGATGGACAAGAGCTGGCAGGCCGCAGCGTGGGCGCTGGAGCGTATGAACCCTGACCAGTTCGCGCGGCGGGACAACATCCGCCTGAGCGACGCCGAAGGGAACAAGATCGAGTCGCCGTCCACGACGGTGATCGCGCCGACGGTGGTGTTCGTCCAGCCGGAGAAGCAAACCCTGCCAGTGGTAGACGTGGAATCATTGAAACAGGTCGCGAACGGCAACGGCCACGGGCTGCCGAGCGGCAACGGAAAGAACGGAGTATGAGCCTAACGACTGACCCCAAAGACCCAAGATTGACACACTACAAGGGCCCAGAGGAGCCGGGGCCGCAGGCTGAGGTGTATCTGGTGCTCAGCCAAGAAGAGCGCGCCAAAGGATTCATCCGGCCAGTGCGCAGAACATACGTCCACGACAAGTGCGGCGTCGCTACGACGATGGGGCAGGCTCTGTCGGAAACGTATGCACGCGATCCAAAGTTTTACGGGGCGACCTACTGCGTTGGGTGTCGGGCTCACTTCCCAGTGGCGGAGTTCAAGTGGGACGATGGAAAGGTGGTGGGGTCGTGAGCGCAAACAAGTGCCGCCAGTGCGGGCTCGAGATCTTGATTGGCGTAGACGGCCTGTGCGCTGACTGTGTCAATCTCAAAGACAAGCCAGACGGAACAGCCGAGCGGACCCAGCTGGGCGGCATCCCGTTCAAAGACCTGAAACAGATCGACGAGGCTGACCGCTTCCAAGTCATCGCCGGCCACCTGCGGGCCAACCGCGGCAAGAACGTGGCAGTGATGGTCGAGTCAACTGGACGCAACAAGGGCAAAGGCGACCGCTACATCGCTGGAGTCAAGGCGATCGTCAGCGACGTCCAGGTCGAGCGGGCAGCTGGAATCCTGCCAGGCACAGAAACCCTCATCTTCAAGCTGCTGTGAGCCACTTCACTTTCAACGGCGTTTATTACACCGAACTGGGCCGCCGGATCGCCATGAACGACATCGTTCAAAACATGAAGCAGCTGGTCAGAGACTCCGAGAGACTGAAGCCGCAACCAGCTGGGCCACGGTGCCGCTGCGGAGCAGTCTGTCAACTGTATGGCGGCGTAGGTGGATACTCAAAGGCCTGTGAAGCGTGCAACAAGCACAAGGCCAAGCTGGCGCGCCAGTCGCGGGCCAGAGTCAAAGCAAGGAAACAACTATGATCAACAGCGAAACCTTAGCCAATAACCTCACCCCTCAGGCAGCTGAGCGGCTGCTGATGCTTCAGATGCTCACCGCCCAACAGAAGCCAGCTCAACCAGAGCCAGCTCAACCAGAGCCAGCTCCAAAGCCAAAGAACTGCTTCCCGCAGCTGGGTGAAGCCGCCTTCGTTAAGAGGGACTACCTTGGCTCAGAAATCAATCGCAAGTTGATTTTCACCGGCGTTGTCATGAACATGGTCGAATCAAAGTGGGTGCTGTGCGGAATCTTCGTCAGCGAAGGCGAAGGCTGGGCAATACACTACGCTAAGAAAGAAGACATCGAACTGTGAAGAAGCACGCTATCATCTTCAAGCTTGGAATCACGCTGACATTTCTCGGAGGCGTGATAATGGGCTGGACCATTGGAGCGAGATCCAGCAACTCTCAAGGAGCCAGCGGCGTGTGGATACGGCTGGAGCCAGCCGAGTTAGGCCGCATCCAAGTCCGCGAGATCGTCAACGGCGGCGACGTCATAACCAACCTCTCGATCTCAGTATCGGTCAAGCCGTGAGGTATAAGATATTCGATTCAATGGGCAACTTGGCCCACGAAGTGAGCGACGGACGACCTGAGCACGAGCCTCTGGTTCGTCTTCAGCGAGTGGTTAGCTGCGTTCACTGCCGTCACTGTGGCTCACACAATGGAGCGCAAGTACGCTGCACATACCCACGCGAACGCCAGCCCGAGGTCGTGGACATGACAACAATGAGTGGATGGACGATGGCGAGCGCGGCAGAAATCTGTCTCAAATACGAAGCAGCTGACCCAGCAAAAGACAAACCGTGAGCAACGAAGTCAAGTTCACTCCCCAGCCAAAGCAGCAACTCTTTCTGCAGAGCACCGCTGACATCACCATATTCGGCGGAGCAGCTGGAGGCGGGAAGACTTGGAGCTTGCTCTACGAGCCGCTGTATCACATCGGCAACCCAGCTTTCGGTGCGGTAGTATTCCGCCGCACGCAGCCACAGATCACGATGGAGGGCGGACTCTGGGATGAATCCGAGCAGCTCTACCCTTACGCGGGAGCGACCAGCACCAAAGGTGCGCTGCGCTGGGAGTTCCCGTCAGGTTCAACGGTGGTGTTCCGCAGCATCGAGAACGAGCAGGACGTCTACAACTACGACGGCGCGCAGATACCTCTGATCGAGTTTGACCAGCTGGAGTCCTTTACAGAGAAGCAGTTCTTCTACATGCTGTCCCGCAACCGCTCGACCTGCGGCGTGCGGCCGTATATCCGGGCCAGCGTGAATCCTCGGCCAGGCTGGGTGGCCAAGCTGATCGCTTGGTGGATTGATGAGAAGACCGGCTACGCTATTCCGGAGCGTAGCGGCCAGACACGATGGTTCGTCCGGGTAGGCGATTCGCTCAAGTGGTTTGCGACTCCAACCGCAGCCAAGAAAGCTCACCCGGCGCTGGAGCCGAAGAGCCTGTGCTTCATCCTGAGCAAGCTCGACGACAACCAAGTGCTGATGACGAAAGATCCAGGCTACCTCGCGAACCTGATGGCGTTGCCGCTGGTGGACCGGGAGCGGTTGCTGGGCGGCAACTGGAAGATCGCCGTCGTTGGAAACATCTTCAAGCCCGAGTGGTGGAAGTTCGTTGACCGGCTGCCCGAGGAGACGTTCGACCACGTTCGCTTCTGGGACAAGGCCGCGACCGACCCTGAGCCCGGCAAAGATCCAGACTGGACGGCCGGCGTCCGGATGTGCCGAGACTCGTTGGGCCGCATTTACGTCGCTCACGTGCGACGGTTCCGGGCGAACCCACTAGCCAACGAGATCAACATCAAATCGCAGGCCTTGGCTGACGGGACAGCAGTGAAGCAGCGAATGGAGCAAGAAGGCGGAGCGAGCGGCAAGTCCGACATCGATCACTATGCCCGCACAGTCATGTTCGGATTCGACTTTGCTGGAGTTCCCAGCCGCCGGAGCAAGGTGCTGCGCTGGGGGCCGCTGTCCGCTGCTGCTGAAAAGGGAAACGTGTTTCTGGTCCGCGGTGACTGGAACCAAGATTTCATCGACGAGCTGAGCGGCTGCAAAGGCGAGGACGAGAAGAACGACCAAGCCGACGCGGCTTCTGGAGCCTTGCAAGAAATGGCGATCCCCACTGGAGCGTGGTCGGGCTCAGACATCGCCGCTGCTTCTACTGGATACAGCCGCCCAGCTGGAGAAGCCATTGACGTGTTCGAAAACGTGATCGACGCAACTGAAGACTTATGAAGCTGATAATCATCAAGAGAAGCGACGGAAGCCTTCTCATCATCGCAAATGTAAGACCTGGGATGTTTTCCAAGCAAGAGCTCGATTCAATGGTCGAAAAACTGAAAGCCGTGTCCTTGCCAAGCGACGGAGTAGTCGTGGCGACTGCCGACCAATTGGAAGTCATAGGCTTCGACATAAAGGAAGTCAAATGACCCCGTCCACGTTTCCAGAAGCCAACGTGATACTTGGTGCTCCTGACGGCCTGACTGACACTCAAGTGATTGCGATCCCGGCTTATGCCGGAGAAGTCGTTGGAGGCTCTGTGGACGGCCTGCGGCTCGTGGTCGTTGCGTGGAAGCCGAGCGCCGTTGAGCTGGAGCGGCTCAACCAAGGCGGAGACATCTTCCTGTCCTGCATCGGAGGACTCCCGCCGCACTTTCTGAGCACAACATTCGTCGAAGCGATCAATCCAGCATGAAACAATCATCAAAGAAAGAGCTGCCAGCCTGTCGCGATTGCGTCTGGGCGGTCCACGACCCCGGCACCAAGCTGCTCCGGTGCCACGCCAACCCACCCCAGATACGACTGCCATTCGACAACATCGCGGCGTGGCCGGTAGTGCCCGACCAAGGCGGCGGCTGCCGCTTACACGAGGAGAAGCCGTGAGCAAGAAAGCGACCTACCAAAAACTGACCGGCGAAGTGTTCGGAGTCAAAACCGCATTCCATGTCGTCGAGCAGCCAATTGACAGGACTGGAGAAATTCGCATGACCATTAGTGTCCAGATGCCTGCCCTGCGATTCGAAGATGGAGTCTTGAAATCTTACCCCAACCCAAAGAACAGGCCATGAACTGTGAAAAATGCGGAGAGTCGATGGTAGATCAAGAAGTCGATTACAGAGTTGAGAACAAGAGTGTCTGCTTCAAGTGCTTCAGAGAGGCGCCGGTGCCAAAGCTGTTTAGGCCAGAGATTCAACTGAAGCCGTCGCCAACCAACGAGCTCGTCACTAGAGTCTCTCATCATTACGTGGCTCCACCGATATGCCCTGGAGGCCGTCTTGAGATCGTCGGGGGCCGCGAGATGTTGAGGCTGCCCGACTCAGCGCTGCTCTTGGCCGACAATCGCACCTACCGGCTCACAGAAACGTGGCAGCCAACGTGGCAGCCGGGCAACTTCGACAAGTCGCTGTATGTCTAAAACGCGAACACCGCCACCGCTCCAGCCGCAAGGCTACGAGAAGAGCAGCAACCACATCGACATCGCCGTCACTGACACCGAGCTGATGCTCTGGCGAGCCGTGTTTGGCAAGGGCAAGATGGCCGATACGATCCGCCTGATCGCCAACCGCGAAGCCTACCGAGTCGCAGGGGTGGACTTCCAGGTCTCGGTCGCTGAGGTTCCGGAAGCCCGTGAAGCCGTTCTCGCCGAGATCGATCGCCACGCCAAAGCAATGAGAGCCCTACTGACATGAGCAAGCGCAAGACTCCAAAGCCAGTCCGGTCCGACGCTGAGATCGAGAAGCTGGTCGAAGACAACATGAGGCTGGCGTGGTTCTTCGTCGCCAAGTATGCTGCCTGGCACCCTGACGAGCAAGAGCGACTGTCGTATGCAATGAAAGGGCTCTACGAGGCAGCGGTCAACTGGGAGCCGTCGCTGGGCATCCCGTTCGGCACCTACGCGAGCAAGCGGATCAACTGGCAATATCACCGCATCCGGACTGGCGACAACAGAGTGAAGCGAGGTGGCGGCAAGATCACGTTCGTTCCAATTGACTTCGAGCTGGACGGCAAGGCGCTGCACGACATCATCGAGGACGAGAACGCACCGTCGCCGTTTGGCTCAGTGATCAAGTCTGAGCAGGCGATCAAGCTCTACGAATTAATGCCGCAACTACCAGAGCGCGAGCGGTTTATACTTGAACGGCGATTCGGCGCCAGCAACTACGAGCCACACACGCTCGAAGAGATCTCCCACAAGATGGGAATCACCCGTGAACGAGTGCGCCAGATTGAGCAGGAAGCGCTCGGGCGGCTCCGCTGCCTTTACAACGGAGAGCCTTTCAGGTGGGACCACAAGAACAAAACCGACCACAAGGGAAACAAGACCAGCAGCGCAGGTGCGACAAAGAGCGCAAAGATGACAAAATGGAGATGGGCTCATCGCCGTAAAACCCGTTAATGACCAACTTTCACACTTGCTCCACTTGGCATTTACTTGCGGTGGGTGACCAGCAAATACTTCAATAACGCCGAGGCAGTGCGGAACTCCGCACCACCAGGCGTATTTTTGTCCCAACTGGGCATCAAGGCTGGTGCTCCGGCGCTGCCGATGCAGTCTGGCAGCGCGATGCTTTCGACCACTGGAGTCTTGATGCCGTCGCTGGGAATCGACGAGCTGGCCAATCAAGACCGCATCATCCGCAACGACCCTCGTGAGTCCTACTACTGGACGCTGCCGAACAAGCTCACCCCGCAGCAGTGTCTCCAAATGCTCCGCGCCGCCCTGGCCGGAGACTTGTTCCAGCAGTTCAATCTCACCCAACTGATGCTGGACACGTGGCCGACGTTCCGGATGGCAGCTCACCAGCTCTGCGAAGCGGCGGCCTACATGCGCTATGCTGTCCACCCTTGCGCGGAAGAAGGCCAGAAGCCGACCAAGTCATCGGTCGAAAAGGCGGATCTCGTGAGTCGGGCAATCCGGAGCATGACGCCGAACCCTTTCAACGACGAGAAAGGCTTCAGCGGAATGGCCTACGCTCTGTGCGACGCGATGCTGAACGGGCTGAGCATGCTTCTGTGGTCAATGAAGAACACCCCCGGCAAAGGCCGCGAGTGGCTTCCGACTTCGAGCGCCTGGGTTCATCCTCGCCACTACACTTTCGACACTAATGGCAACGTCGCTCTCTACAACGACGACGGCGAGCGGATTAGCCCAAACAAGAACGGCGAGCGGACTGGATTCAAGCCTGACCCGAACAACTTCGTCTGTGCTCAGTTCATCAGCCGCGCTGGTAGCCCGCTGGGGGCTGGCTTCATGCGGCCGCTCGTGTGGTATTGGGCTGCGCGTCAGTTCAACAACGAGTGGATGCTCAACACGGCCAAGCAATACGGCTCGCCGTTCATTGACATCACTTACAAGCCCGGCACGGTCAGCACTGGCCCTGGCGGCGAGCTCGAGAAGCTCAACGAGATGCTGAAGACGGCTGGTGCGCAGCGCCGCTTGATTCACCCTGAAGGAACCACGGCGGAGATCCACCAGCCAACTACGCTCGGTAAGGAGAATCCCCAGCGCGTCCTCGAGGAGAAAGCCGACGAAGCCTGCCTATTTCTGTTGCTCGGCCAAAAAGGCACGACCATGGCCGTCAGCGGCCAGCTGGGCAACGACGACTCTCACGAGAACGTGAAGGAAGAGCGGAAGCTAGGCCTTGCAACCTGGCTGGCCCGCAACCCGCTGCGCCACTTCGCCCGCGCCATCCTGCGCAAGAACTACGGCAACGACGACGAGTGCCCTGAAATCGCTCCTGATACCACCAAGCCGCTGAAGCCAGCCGAGGTCGGCCAGATGATGAGCAGCGTGAGCAGCAGCCGCGTCCCGGTTCGTGCTGACGAGTTCTACAAGAAGATCGGCTTCACCAAGCCCGACGTTGGCGAAGAAGTGATCGTCGGCGGAGAACTGATGATCCAAGAAGAGGCGATGACCAAGGAGGAGAAGTTCAATGAGCAGCTGGAGCAGCAAGTCAAGCAAGGCGAAGCCAGCCTGGCACTGCAGGAGGAAGCTCAGGGCGGAAACCAGCCGGCACAGGCCTCGGCCAAGCCGGTGAAGATCAACGTCATCAAAGCTCTCGCCCAAGCGACACCCGAGGAGCTGGACGCGATCGAAGCCAAGCTGGTCGCTGCCGAACGCGCTCCGCACCTGAACGGCGAAGCCAAAGAGCTGGAGCTGGCCATGAACCGGCTGACGAACCGAATCAAGTTCTGAGATGAAAACGAGTCCATCAGTCCGGGAAGAGATCGAGCGGATATTCGCATCCGGGACAAGCGAAGGCGCAGCCAAAGGATGGCAGCACCGGACGCGCGAGGGTGCGCTATCACACCTCCGAAGCTTGCGGGCTGCTGGGTTCAAGGGCAAAGCCTCGGTTGAAAAGGACGATCGCCTTGGAGTCTATTTCATCAGAAAGCAAGAGGGTGAGCTGGCAGAGCGCAAGAAGCCTGAAGAGATCACTCCTTACGACAAGCAGATCCGCCAGATGAAGAAGTTCGGCACCGGCGATATGCACGGAGCCTTGGCAGATCACGTCTACAGCGACAAAGCAATGCGGCGTGAGTGGGAGGCTGATAATGCCGAAGCTGTAAAGAAAGGCCACGTCTCGTGGGAGGACGCGGCAGGCGATCTGGCCGCGAACTACCTCTCGATGTATCGCAGCGCCAAAGCATCCGAGCCCACGCTCGACGCGATCTACGCAAAACTCACATGAAGAAGCCCAAAAAGATCTACCGCAGCTCGCGGCCGACCGACGTCGTAGCCTGGCCGGAAAAGACCACCGGCTCAGAAGTGGCGGCAGAGACGCGCAGCGAGCTGAACAAGCTCGACGAGCCTGGCCGCCAAGCTCTGGAAGAGAAAGCGGCTGCGATCATGGAATCGGCTTCTGAGAGCCCGGCAGCCGCCCCTGAAGTGAAACCACAACCTGCGCCCGAAGTCGTCGTGGCGGCCCCACAGCGGACGAGCGGCGCCGGGTGGTTCATCCCGCCGCAGGGGCCGAGCGGGTTCGGAGTGAAAAAGGATTGACTATGAGCGAGAAGATTACAGCAGCCGGAAACAGCGAAGGAGCCAAGAAAGGCTGGGAAGCCCGCCTGAAAGGCTCTGTGCCCGACTTCAAACCGCACGAGCTCGATATGTATATCAAACTGCGCGAAGGTGGCGACTCACACGGCGACGCAGTTTCAACTTTGAAGGCGAGCGCCAGATGGCCTCGTTCCAGCAATCACGCGCCAAGGCCTCCGCCCCAGCCTCCAGCGACGTGGTCCGGGCGGCGGGAACGAGTGAGGGCGCGAAGAAGGGGTGGACTGAGCGGCGCGACTTTCATATAAGCGAAATGGCGCAAACCGAAAGCCTGACAGGGAAGCGGGCACATCTCGCAAGTGTTAAGGCATGGAAAACTGGAAAACCTGACGACCACCACAAAGCAGGACTCGAGCACTTGGCTTCAATGGAAGAAGCGAAAGGAAACGAAAAACTTCAAGCTGTTCACGAAAAGTGCTTGCTCGAACACGCTGAAGAATCAGGCGAAACCGCCAAAGCCTCCTCCGCCACCCCCTCCGAAGTCATCCATTGCCGCTCCCACGCCTCCGCCGCTGGCTCCGTGCTAGCTGCGGAGAAAGCCTGGAACGCTGGCGAACCTGTAGAGTTCATGTGGATGCCCGCTGGCAAGCACACCATCTGCGCAGGCTTCCGCAACGGCTCCATCGAGCTGACGGTCAACTGCGATGAGAAAACCGCTGCCAACGTGCAGGCCAGCCTGGACGCATGGCGGACCGAGCGCCCCAAGCAAGAGCCGTTCGGCTGTGTGGAGCACCGCGAGCACGAAGCCAGCGTGCGGGTGAGCGCCCAGCAAGCCTTCAGTTTCAAAAACGACGGCGTCTACATCGCTGCCGAGCCTACGGCTTTAGGCGCGCAGAACGTGAACGGCAAGGTTCACCGCAGCTGGTCGCCCAGCTTCACGACTGACGCCGATTACAGCGCGGCAAAGACGATCAAGACCTCCAGTGGAGCAACGGTCATGGTGTTCCCGGAAGGGGTGCGCGGCAGCCGGAGCAACCCGGCGGAGATCACCGGGGTGGATTTCTGCGTAGGGAC